GAGAAGTAATTGGTTGTAAGTTTAATGATTGTGAAATTTTATCTTTAGCAGCATTATAAGTGTCTAGGTAAGCAGATGATACTCCAAGATTATTTCCCATGTTGTCAAAAAATTTATTGACCATAGATTCTTGAGGATCAGTATTTCCTATAATAAATGGAAGTTCAGCTTGTGCTTGATTATACAAATCATTGGTTTCTTGGTCAGTTAAATTTTCATTAACTGTACCATCACTATTAAATACTCTACCTATCCAACCACCTTTATCTACTGGTCGTCCACTACCATCAGTACCAGATCCACCATATTTATAAGTTCCATAATCTGTTGTTGAATTTTCAACTAAAGTTCTACCAGCAGCAATTAAAAATCTAAATGTTGGTGATTTAGCAAGTACAGGATTTGTTGCCTCTACATCTTTAAAATGTTCTTGAAAAGATAAATTGGTTGTACCCTGATTACCTTTGTAAAATGAATAATTTACACCCTCAGTTCCTTTAAGTTTATTCATTTCTTTTTGATATGTATCTTTTTCTTCGTCTGTCCAATCAGTATAATCAGATTTATCTAAACCAAGTTCTCTTAATTCTTCATTAGTTTGCTTGATAGCTTTTTGTGTTGCTTTAAAATGATCTTTGTCTGGTGCTAAATATTCATCTTCTGCATCTACAGTTCCTGTTTCATAAGGAGATAAATCTGAAGTTACACCACTAAATTCTATATCAGGATTTTGATTATTATTATTATTATTGTTGTTATTGTTGTTGTTATTGTTATCTGGAGTATTTGTAGTTGTTCTTTGTGCTTTATTGCTATGAGTTCCCCCATAGTAGTCGCTAGGTGGATATGCAAATATACCAGATGGTGTAGGAGTTTTAACTCCACCAGCATCTACTAACATATCTCTTTCACCAGGAGTAATGTAAGCAAGAAAGTGATTTTCTGGTGCTTCATCATTTAATAGTCCAGCAAATTTTTTTAAATTATTCATAAATTATAAAATAATTGAAATAATAAACAAAACACCAAGTCCCATAATGTACTTTGATGTATTGTTATCTATATCTCTTTTAATATCGTAAATAATTTTATTTATTTTATCCATTACAATAGACCTCCTAATAAACCACCTACCACAGCACCACCAATACCAGGTGCAATCATGTTACCAATTAATGCACCACCCAATCCTTGTGTTACTCTGTTAGGATTTGTTTGTGTTTGTTGAACTGGAAAACCAGTTGCGATTGGATTAATTAAAGATGAATATTGTTGTAGAGATTGGAAAGGTGCAAGATTTTGTTGTCTTTGTATATTTTCTAGTTGCGATCCAACTTGTGTTAATGTTGGTGCAGCACTAGCAATACCTAATTGTCTTTGTCTTTCTCTTTCAAAAGAATCAAACGCTAATGGCAATGCTTCTTGAGTAATACCTGATAAAATTTGTTGTTGGGACATTGGTGATCCTGGTGTTCTTCCAGCACCACTAAATTCAGAATTTACAGCAGTAGCAATCTGATTAGCAGAACCTTGTAGCAATGGAGATAAAAAAGGATTTAAATAATTTCCAGCTAAAGTATTTGCTAATTGTTGGTTTGCTGCATTGGCCATTACTTCTTGTTGAGCAATCCCTTGAGTAGTTTGAGTAGTTGGTGCAACAAATCCTGATGCTCCTACTCCTTGATTATATAAATTACCAGCTTCAGATATAATCTGATTTAATGCTGGTTGTGCTGGTGCATATGGATCTACTCTTGCTTGTGATCCACCTCCAGAGCTTCCTCCTCCAAATGACATATTATTTATCCTTTTTGTTTGTTATTTGTTTTTCAAGAACAACATGAGTTTGTTTGTAATCAAATTGTTCCATAATTCTTTGCCAACCTTTTCTGGCAATTAATTCCATATTTGTGCAATTATTATCAGTAGCAAAATCTTCAAGTACACTAATAAGATGTTGCCACTTTTGTCTATGTCGTCCTGTAACAATAAATATATTACAAGATTGTATTAATTTTCTTTTTACTATTTCAGTAACAACAACTCCATAATACTTATCAACTGTTTTAGTTTTGCTGTTGTCCCAAACTACCCAAAGCTGCATCTTGTTTTCTTTTAGAGTATCATAAACAAACTCTGCATCTGTATGATTGCCTGAGTAAGATAGAGCTTCTTGAATATCTTTTTTGACTAAAGACCAAACATCATCTAAATTAGATGATGGTATATTTACTAAATTCATTATGTAATATTTAAATAACTTATACCAATGTGAACTGAGTCAGTTGAACTTACTGTAGCTTTTAGTTGATCTGAACTTTCTAATACTAATGGTACTGTTAAAATTTCAACAGAGGTATTTGCAGAAAGTGATTGTGTTTTTAAAATAGTAAATTCAGCATTACTTGCTGAACTATCTAAAACGTCTAATGAAAATGTAGGTGTATTACTTGTATTATTTGTAACTCTAATAGATTTAACTATTAAAGTTTCTTTTGTTGAAGCAGTTAATAGTGATGTTTCACTAGCAGTTGCAAGAGCAACCCCTTTAAATTTATATACATTACTCATTATTGTTTAGGAAATTGTACTTTAACCTTTTTTATTGTTTGGTAAAAATCGTAAAACTTATGTTGTAATTCCATATCTTTATCCATTGTATGCCATAGCATATCTAATTGATCTCCTATTGCTGGATAAGCATTTCTTCTTTGATTTATATATGGTGCTTGTTTTATAATAGTTTCATTATTTTTAGATTGTTCTTCTAACCATTTTTGTTCTTCAACCTGTCTTGCTGCAATTTCTGCTTCTGTCATTGGTATTTCAATACCATTTATGTTTTTTACATATCTAGTCATTATGATTTAATCCCATACATTGTTGCTGTTCCAGAAGTAATATTCCCAGATGACATAAATAAACTTACTCCAGATAAAGCATTTGTGTTAGCCTCATTTCTAATAATAAAAATTTTAGTTTGAAAATAAGCCGCATCTGCTCTTACTTGATTTATTTTTCCAGACATTAGTTTATAACCAACAGTATCTAATGGGTTAAAAATTTCTATATAACCATTAAAACCAAAATCTTGAGCAACATTAGACCCACCATTGTTGTATGCTATTGCGGCATAATCTTCATTTTGTCCACCATTAATTACTGCATCTCCTGTACCATCTTGTCTATAAATACCAACATTTGCAACTCCATATTGAGTAGCTGTCATGTCAGCATTACTTTGTCTATACCTTACTCTTGGTTGAACATTATCTGTAGCTGGTAAAATATTATTTAAATAAACAATGTAGTTTTTGTAATCTGAGGTAAATAATCCATCAAATGATATTGAAGTGGAACTACTTGCTGTTATGGTAGACAGCTTAACTAAACTTCCAGTAGGAATAGCTGCTGGTAGAGCTGTTATCGCAGATATTGTATTATTGTTTGGTTTAATTATTGCCATGTTATGCTCCCATCAATGCTTGGATTTCGTCATCGTCTAATCCCAAGTCTTTTAATTTTTTTTTGCCAGATGCTTTTTTGTTTTCTTTTTTTTCTTCTTCTGATATTTCGTTATTATTTAATTCTGTAAGTTTTGCTTCAATATCTGATTTTGATATTTCAATAGTTCCATCTAGCCAATCAATTTCTATAGTATCAATGTTTGATCCTCTAGTTATAACTTTTGCATTTGGATTTATTGCTGTTATTGCATCTATTACTTTTGCCATTTAAGCTCCTATTTCAATTAAAGTTATATGTGAATTTTCTCCACCAGTACCTTGTACTCCAACTCCAGCAGTATTATTTCCACAAGAAAATTGCGTTTTGTAAGTAAGTGCTGAGGTGCTGCTTGGCTCATCTAATAAACAACCACCAACTGTACCAAATGATAAAGGTTGAGCATAATTAGAATAACCACCATTATTTGTCAAAGTTGAAATTTGTGTTGAACCTCTTAATAATTTTAAAATCATTTGGTTTCCAGCATTAGCTGCTGTTTTATCACAACCATTTTGCATAACTATTATTAAAACTTTAGAGGAGGTTGCAGATGGAGTTATACTTGCACTCAAACCAGTATCAGCTAATGTATTTGTGTTATTTCTAGTTTCTGTAGATGTTGAGCCAAAAACTACTTGAAGCACCTTGCCACCACCTTTAATTAATGAGTAATCTATTCGTTTTAAAGTTCCAGCATCACTTACAAGAAATTCATCAGTATCTGCTGGTTCACTAGCAAGAGCTGTTTGACCAGAGATAATATTATTATTTAATTTAGCTGCTGTAACTGTAGCATCTGTAGGTGTTCCAGCAGATAAGGAATTACCGAAACACATAACGAAGTCAATAACATCTCCTGTAGATAGGTTAGATGCAAATGTAAGTGTTGAACCACTTACTGTAAAACTGTCTGTTGGAGCTTGGATAGTTCCATTTAAACTCACTAAAAATTGATTTACACTTTCATAGTCTGTAAAGTTTGAGCCACCATTTTGCATAGTGTATGCAGCTTGACCATTAACTGCTGTAATAGCATCTAGCTTTACAAAGTTTCCTATTATCGGTGATTTACCTATATATGCCATTTATTAACTCTTTGGGTTTGCGTCTTTAATACTTTTTATTCTTGCTTTCCAAGCATCTATATCTTTATAGATTTCGTCTAGCTGTTCTCCAATATCACCATAAGCAGCTTTTCTTGTAGCTCTCACAGCATTATTAGATTCTTCTGTATCTGCTGCTGATTCATGTGCTGATAATTGTGCATCAGTAGGTTCAGGAATAGATAATCCCCAAAATTTTATATACGCACCATTGCCATCACTATCGTCTTGCAACTTAACATCTTCTCTAAAATCTACATTGCTAACTCCATTAGCTTCGCAGTATGATTTTATTTTTGTACTTAATTGTGCCATAGTTTTTCCTCCTTAATTTTAAATAATTTGTATTATGATTTTTTAACTAAAAATCCTCCAAAGTAAGTTGTATAAAATTCATTAGCAGTAGTTATGTTATATCCATGTTCTTGATAACCAGTTAAACAAACATTATTACCAGTACCATTCATTTGAGAAAATCCAGATACTATAATCATAGCATTATGAGTATCAGTTGTATGGTATCTTAAAGCTGCATAAGTTTCAGTTCCACCAGTTCCACCTAAATTATTTACTAAACCAACATTAAAACCATCTGCATTTAATCTAAAAGCACCAACAAAAAAATATAATCCAGCGACATTAGGTGTAAAAGAATAAGCTGGTGCAGTTAAACTATTTAAAGTTGTTGATGAGCCTGTTGCATTATAACAACCACCATCATCAAATCTTTCACTATTTACTATAATTTTGGTAAGAGTAGCATGATTAACAGTTGTTGCAGATGTTCCAACAGCATAAAAAGATGGAGTATTACTTTCTCCAGCACCAGTTACATTTCCTGTAAAATCAAAGTTATCTGCTAAATTTATTGATTCTGATTGTATTTTATCTATTGCCATAATTTATGCTCCTACTTCCATTATTGTTAGCATACTGTAAGTTTGTGAATTATATCCACTAAATTTTACACTACCACTACTTGTTACTTTAGCTTGTAGCTTATATGTAATAGCTGAAGCTGTTGCAGGTTCGTCTAACCACTCATAACCAAAATAGTCATAAAAATTTGCATTAGCATCTTGGTATCTTAAATATGCACCGTTTGTTGGAAAATCATTAATATTACTTGTAGCACCACCAGATATTGCTCTATTAACTATAAGATTAAATCCTTCTCCACCACCAAATGTTGAATAATGAACATTTGGTCTTAATAAAAATTTACTTGATGAAGATACTGGTGTTACAGCTTGGCTTAATCCAATATCAACATAACTTGTAGAAGTTACATCAACTGCTGTGTTAGTTCTTACTTGATAAACATTTAAAATTTTTCCTGTACTTCCAACAAAGTTTGCTCTAGTCATTTTTCTTAATGCACTAGCTGATGTGTCATGGATTAATATTGTGTCATCTGTTGCGATAGAAGTTTCAGCAGTTTGACCAGTAATTATTGTAGGTGCAGTTTGATCGCTACCTACAGATGCGTTTGGTGCATTAACAGTTTGTAATGCTCTGCCTAAAAACACACAGTACATTTCGTCTGTACCATTAACCAATGCTGCTGATAGTGTAAGTGTTGTACCAGATGCAGTAAATGCTTTGCCACTTCCAGGTTCTTGAACTACGTTATTAACTACAAGTCTAATTTCATTTTCATTAGTTACAGCATGATTTAAAGTGTATGCAGTTTGAGAATTTACAATAGTAAAAACTTGTTTTTCAAAACTTGCAAAACTTTCTGCTGGTGTATTACCTATGTAAGCCATTTATATAATCCTTATGTACTAATTGAATCTACTACTGATAAAATGCAATCTACAGCACTTGCTGTATCTGATAATGCTTCAACACTATCTCCTGATTGTAAAACTACTTTACTACCACCATCTATAAGTTCTAAAGAACCTCCAGCTGGTATTGGTGCATCTTTTATCAAATAATAGCTTGTGCTTGAGTTTTTAACAGTTGCATCTACAGTTACTGCTGATGTGCCTTTATTAGCAAATCTCATACCAATAATTGCATCATCACTATCAGCTGCTGCTCTTATTTCAGTAGCTGATGTGCCTATGCTAGTTTTTAAAACTCTTTCAAAATCTTGAGCCATTTATTTCCTCCTTATATTTTATAATGCAATTGCCATTGCTACAGCAAATCCAGCACTAGCTGCACTAGAGTTTGCATCAACTAAAGTTACTATTCTTGATAAAGCTGCTTTTCGGTTAGTACCACCAGCTCCATCATCTACTATTATTAAATCAGATGTAGTTAAATCTGCTCCAATATCTGTGCCACCATCAATATCAATAGCAGCTACTGGCAAAGTTCCTGTATCACCAGTTCCAATTAAAGTTCCTGTCGCTACTGGTAGAGTTA